TGAAAGAGTAGTCTTTACCGTAAGCTAATATCCTTGATGCGATGAGTAACGCGTTCCTGTCGCCTAGCAAAAGGTCCTCGTGGTTGATCTCTGTTTTTACAAGAGACTTTAACATCATTTCTATAGCTTTTCCCTGTCTTAATAAATTAACGTTGGTGAGAATGTCCTCTTCCTTCGCTGTCATATACTTCATTTGTACTTGACCCTTTGAAAGCGGATTGTCTTTCGGATACAACAATCCCTTGGAGGGAAGGTCTATCATCTCTGTCGGAACTTCAAATTTTGTTTCTGCCATTTTGTATTTTAATATAAATATACGTGTATTAAATTTCCTGCATAAAAAAACCTCTCGAGTAGAGAGGCTTTATTTTTGTTACGTTTTAGTTTTTGTAATATATTTTATGTTCTTGTAAGAATTGATAATATTTACTTCCCTTACCTCTGATTAATCTATTAGAAAGAGCGTCTGAGATTGCGCTATTATTGATGTTTAATTTTTTAGATAATTGATACGCTGAACCTGCTTCTATTTTTTCTCCCGTGATTATATTTTCACATATTACTGAGCCTTTGCTAGCTCGAGATTCTTCTCCTATTTTTCCTAACTGTCTTTTAGTGGCGGCTAAAGAATAATTCTTTCTTTGTTCTTCAGTTGGAGTCCAATTGTCTTTGCATCCAACACCGTTTTTATTGCCTTTCATTATTTCACTCATTTCTTTTTTCCAATCGTTAGATTTATTTCTTTTCCATAATTTCATTAAAGCTTCTCTTGCTACAGAATACTCCTCTTCTGTGAGTTTTATATCTCCACTATAAGTCATTCTATGAAAAGCCCATAACATTTTGTATCCATATATTGGATGATCTTTAAACGCCTCTGCGAGTATTTTATGAACTCTATAGTGTTCTCTCGCAGTTAATAAAATTGTTGAGCTTTTTTTACCGAATGATCTTGGTACGATGTGATGTAATTCGTAATAGTTTCCGTCTTTTTTTGATCTTGATTGACTTAACGCAAATCTTATTATTTTAAAGTAGTCCTGTAACATAAAAAACCCCTGCTTTATTATAAATATGCAGAGGTTTAGTAAATTAAAAATTAAATACTTAATTTCTTTAAAAATTAAGAATCAGAAGTTGAGTATACAAAAATCCATTCCAAGAGTTAACGTAAGCTCAGTGGGATCTTGAGTAGACCAATCGTAGGATCCGAAGTTTGTTTCCTTGATGAAAGCACCTTTGATGATCCATTCTGATACTATGTCTCCAACAGGTCCGAGGATGTTCATGCTACAGTCTTTCTTGTAGAAGTCTGAGTAGCCATCGCGTCCTGTAACTGATTCGTGGTGTAAACGAACCCATTCCATTATTGCTAATTGACCGCTTGGGCTAATTGGGTTGTAGAGCGACAAAGTTAAGTCTCTCCACTCGGCTTTCCCTTTCAACTTACGGTAAACGTTGATGTGATCTAATTTGATCTCGTTTAAAGTAACTCCAGGGGCATCGGCCTTTTTAATCATGTACGAAGGTATGCCGTCAACGTAGAACACAAACCTGTTTTGGACTGTGGGTTCAAACGCCGTAAACATTATTTCCGATGGATCTAGAATTGGCATGTTATTATAATTTAATTATTGTTCTAATTTTTTACTTGTCTTGTGCGATTTTACCGAACTTTATGTCTTTGGCTCCTGATGCTTTATCTTTGTCTATCGCCTTTTTAACTGTTGCGAATATGGCAGCGGGGATACCCAAACCCAAAAGGTACTTCTGCACTGCGGGATCTGTTATGGTATCTAAAGCTTGCATCGCCATGTTTACCATGTCGCCTTCGGCTAAGTCGCCCTCTTTAACTTCTTTTTTGTCGTGTTTTTTCTCCAACTCTTGTTGGATGCTTTCGTAAAGCTTCTTAGATACTCTCAGTCTTAATACGGTATTGTCGTTTATGTTTTTCATTTATTTTTATTTATGCATTAAGCAAATGATGTGCCTGTTGGCAAAATGTTAAAGTTTAAGTATATGAATTCGGCTGTTCTAGTCGGTTGCAAGTATATCGTTCCAACGAGTTGGTTTCTGTCTATCACATCAGGTGTGTTGTTTGTTTCGTCCATAACAACTTGGAAAGCGTATACTCCCTGGCGTTGTTGGATTGATTCTAAGTATGGGTTAACCTGATTCAAGAACCTATTTCTTGTTACTTGCGTGTTTGGTTCGAATACCAGAGTCTCGCCTATTTGTCCGATGTAGCTCTTAAGCTCTATCAACAATCTTCTAACGTTAACTCTATCAAGTGCTGATGCTTTTGCCTGTAGAGTCTTCTGACCGTATATAACTGTACCAACTCCTGGGAAAACAGCTATTGGGTTAACTCTTCCTGTGTAAAGGGTGTTTCTTTGATCTGTACCCAATCTTCTCTCTGGTTGTAGTACTGTCGACATGCCACCTCTGTTTAAACCTGCTGGTGCGAACCACTCAGCGGCTACTTTATCGTTGTATTCGTAAACAGCGGGGATTAGAGTCGATGCAGGAACAAAATTCAATTTGCCTGTTTCACGGCTTCTAACCTGTAACCAAGGCCAATAAGTTGCTGCGTAAGAGTTATCGTAGCTAGCTGCTTGCGAAACAACTGTTGATATGTTCTGTCCGTAGGATACCATGTCAACTACAGCGATTGCGTCTCCTCTGTCTTGAGCCAACTGCGTTAGAGAGGCTATTTGCGATGAAGCGTTTTGGTTGGTTAAACCTGGAGCGTATATCACATTGAATGCGTAAGCGTCTTTGTTGCTTAAGAGAGATATTGCAACGTTGTAATCAGTTGAGCTAATACCTTGGATATTGGGACCTTGAGTGCTTGGAATACTTTCAAACATGTTGAAAGCAGACCCGTTTAGTATGCTACCTAAAGCTCCACCGAAAGCGCCGTTTGCAGATCCAGATCCGTTTTGAGGCAAAGAAGACGTGTATTCGTTTCTTGCTACTCCCAGTGAATTAAAGTATCCTGGCGTTGGTAGATTTACTGATTTTACTCTAACGTAGCTACTCTTGTTTCCGTAGCTTCCTGTTGTTTGTAGGTAATAGTTACCGTACTCGTCCAATACTGGAGTTTGGGTTTGATCACCTATTACGTAGGCTATGTAGTTATTTTGATTTGGATCTAAAGAAAGTCCGTTCCAAGTCTCTAATATAGTCTTGTTATTGTTGTAGTCGTCTCCTCTTCTGATGATTAGGCTGAATGTGCCTGATCCGCTATCAGAGCCTGCGATTTCCCATCTAACGTTTGCGCTAGAACCGCTAGGTAAAGCACCGTTTGTAACTGTGCCACCAACGTTGTTCATTATCGTACCGACAGACAAAGTGTCTAAAACAAAGCTTGCGCTAGTACTGTTAGTAGTCACAGAAGCAGTAGCTGCTGTATATGATCCTGAAGCAACTCTTGTAACCAACAAAGAATCTCCGCCTTGCTCAAAGTAGCTAAGTGCGGCCATGCTTGTTAGATATTCGTAATTTGCACCTCCTGAAACGAAAGAAGCCCCAAAAATGGACTTGTATTGCGAATAAGAAGTTACTACTGTGGGTGTGTTTACGGGTCCTACTACAGTTGGGCCAATTAAAGCGGCTCCAACTTGTACGGGTCCTTGCGTTATTTGTGATAGGTCGTTCTCTTGCAAGAACACTCCTGGAGAAATCAGTACTTCACTCATTGTTTATTTATGTTTTATCTAACAATAAATATGTATAACTAACTCAAAATCTACTAACTGAATTCACCAGTCTCTAAATTGATGGAGATTTTTCCGTACTTATTCTGTAGTGTCTCTAATAACTGCGTTTCAGTTGTTTTTAAAGACACAACTTTTGATTTATAAAAATTCGATTGGTTTTCTAATACCGTTTTTTGAAACTCTAATTCGCCTAAAGCTGAAGCAAGTTCTAAAGCTTCTTTGGTTATCTTCTTAAGATCTGCCAATTCTTCTTCTGTTAATTTTTTAAACTCTGACATGATTATTTCTTACTTTCTTTTTTAGGTTTTGCTGTTGTCTTTTTTACTTCTTTCTTTTTTACAGATTTTGGTTTTTCTGGTGTAGATGCCTCTTTTTCTGTTTTAAAGTCTTCGATAGCTTTTTGAAAATGATCCCAATCTTCCGATTCTACGGGTTGTTTGATTTCATTTTCTACTGTGTCTTTTTTCTTTGTTTTTACGTAAACGATTGCGCAAACCGTCGCCAATGCGATTAAGATTAATAGTGTCATAATTTATTATTTTTATATATCTATAAATATACGACATTTCTTTTAATCGCTAAAAATTAAAATTCTAGTCCAAAAAATTTGTAAAAAAGCTTTTGTTTGTCAAGTCTTCTGCGTTCTTTGTTGCTCTTTCCTCTGCGCGCTTTAGTTCTTTTTCTGTAAAAAGGAGACAGCGCTCGTTTTTACCGTCTGCATCCTCTACCCAAACAGATACGTAAGACGCCGCAGCGTTTGAAAACTTTTTCTTTTCGCTATTCCACACTTTGATAAGGCGGCCAGCTTTTACTTTTACTTGATCGATTAAATTTGCCATGTTTTAAATTTTACTTTATTAAATAGTTTACCATTTGTAACGAATCGTTTTGAATC